CGACTACGCAGATACTCGGTTCGTAGTATCTTCGCATCAGGTTTTCATCATCTGAGGTTTGAGAGGGGCAGTCAGCAATGGCTGCCCTTCTTATTTTTACCCCATGAAGATTTGTATCGTTTACAACGCCCATCCAACCGGGTGCAGTTTCTATCGGTTAGAAATGCCGAACGCATACTTGGGCGACAACTACCCGGAGTTTGACTATGTGTGCGTCGAGAACATCACCACAATTAGCGACGAGGGGTTGAAGTCCATTGACCTGTTCCTGTTCAGCCGGCTTTGGTGTCAGGGAACCATGGAGCAAGTCGAAAATGTTTACAAAGCCCTCACCCAATTCGGGGCCAAAGTCATCCTTGACTTGGACGATTATTGGGTCCTTGAAAGCGGCCACATCATGTACCGCCACTATCACCAAACCAAACTCGCAGAGGTCATCCGTAAACACATCAAATTGGCTGACTGGGTTACCTGTACCACCGAGCATCTTGCGTCCCGTATACGGCCTCTAAATGCGAATGTGAGCATTCTACAAAACGAGCCATACGAAGCCTATCAGCAGTTCATTCCCAACCCTGACGAAGAACCCGACAAGCACCTCGTCAAGTTCGGTTGGTTCGGTGGTGCGCAGCATGGCGAGGATATGGAACTGCTCCGTGAGGGGATGCAGAAACTACGCTGGGACGCAAACTTGGATGGCAAGTACAGGCTCTATCTCGGAGGATGGAACGACAACAACCCCGTGTACGAAGGGTACGAAAAGATTATCAGCGACCAAGGCAACAATCCGAACTACGGACGCATTCAGGCTGCTGACATCTACTCGTATGTCGGTGGCTACAACTTCGTGAATGTAACGCTTGCACCGCTTCGAGATACCAAGTTCAACAAACTCAAATCCGAGTTGAAGGTCGTCGAGGCAGGGTGGATGAATAAGGCGATCATCGCATCCGAAACCATCCCTTACACCGATGTCATCAAGCATGGGGAGAACGGGTTCTTGGTGCCTTACAACAAACCCAAGGACTGGTACAAGTACATCAAGCAGTTGATTCTTGACCCCGACCTACGCAAAGGCTTGGCTGACAACCTCACGAGGGACATCAAGAAGCAGTTCAACGTGGCAGAAACCGCCAAGAAGCGGGCCGAACTATACAGGCAGATTGGGCGCAAATTGTGAAATTCGGGGGCATCGCACATTTACAAGCAGATGCTTTACCTGAACCCTGACACAACCAACACGATTACCGTTACTTGGACCGAGCGAGCCAGTACCGGGGACCGCTACATCTTGCGCCTCACAAGCATCGCAAAGAACACCACGACCGATTTCACCCTGCTGAAATCTGCCAACCTTTCCAACTACACGAACCGCTATGACCAATTTTCGCTTACCGTGGGGTCGCTTGAAACAGGCTCGTATCGTTACGAAGTTTACGATACCAATAGCACGGTTGCCGCTGCTTTGGCGGTCGTTGAAACGGGCTTGGCATTTATACAAACCGCAACGATAGGCTTCAACACCTACGCCAATTCAATCACTTACAACACCTTCCTCGCATCCAGCGTGAGGGTATTCGATTCAACCTTTGACCAATCCTTCGCATGAGCGTACAAACACGAAGCGACCTCCAAGCGAGCGCCTTAACCATCACCAACGAAACCGCTGCCGGGGCGAATACCGCATCCCGTGTGGGTGGTCTATTCGACGACCTTGCTGACACCGCAACGCTTGACAGGGAACGGGGCTTTGCAAACCTTTACCTCGATACCAACACGGCTTTCACCCCAACGCAGGGGCAAAGAGTCAAGTTGACAAGTGCAATGAAATCGGGCGTTTTGTCAACCTACAACTTTTCAAGGACCACGACATCGCTGACCTATACAGGCACAACAGGGGCAACCCTTCGCATCGCTGCGTCCATGGTCTTGGCACAGGGCAACAACCACCAAATCAAGGTTTACATCGCCAAGAACGGTACAACAATTGACCAGTCAATGACTGACATCACAACGGCTCACACGAACGGCCATGCGATTTACACGGAGGCCTACGTTACGGGTGCAGTCAACGACGAGTTTACCATCTACGTCAACGCAATCGATAGCGGTACAAGTATCACGATTTCATCCCTTTCATTTACAGTTCATACGCTATGAGCAAGTCAACGCAACACTTCACCCAATGGCTTGGGATAGAGCATAAGGTCCCCGTGATGTTGGAGAACCGCTCCGGCAAGTACATCACCTATGGCTTTGCGAACGAATACCCCTACTACCTTCTTGACAACTATCGCAGGAGCAGCAAGCACAACGCTATTGTCAACGGAAAGGTGAACTACATCATGGGCGGAGGATGGCAGGCAGGGGATGACTTGACCGTGGAGCAGCAGGCCCGATTCATCAAGTTCTTCGATGGAATGTCAAGCACCGAGGACCTGAACGACATCACCGAGAAACTGGTCTTGGACTTAGAAATTTTCAACGGCTTTGCGGTTGCGGTTACTTGGTCCAAGTTGGGGACCATCGCCAAGATGGAACACGTCCCGTTTGAGAAAATCAGGGTTGACAAAGAGGAAAAGATGTTTCAGGTGGCGGACTGGTACAACGATGACATGATGCAGTTGTTCCCGAAGGTGGGCGACATCGAGAAAATTCCTGCATTCGACCCGGAGAATCGCCTCGGAAAGCAGTTGTTCTACTATCGTGTTTACGCTGCTGGCGTTAAGCACTACCCGCTCCCCGAATACATCGGAGGGAACGCTTGGATTGAGGCAGACGTGCAAGTGGCTAACTTCCACAACAACAACCTCCGCAACAACTTTTGGGGGGGGTACTTGATAAACTTCAACAACGGGATTCCTACCCCCGAAGAACAGGGCGACATCGAGAGGCAAATCAAACGCAAGTTCAGCGGTACGGATAACGCTGGTCGCTTTGTGGTTACGTTTAACGACGATGCAGCCAAGGCCCCGACTTTGGAACCGCTCACTCCGTCCGACATGGATAAGCAGTTCGAGATATTGAACAAGGCCATTCAGCAAGAGATATTCATCGCCCACCGTGTAACGAATCCACAATTATTTGGGGTGAAAACCGAGGGCCAATTGGGTGGACGCAACGAATTGGTCGAAGCCTACGAACTATTCAAGGCCACCTACGTCAACGACCGGGTCCGCAAAGTGGAGCGGATGATCAACTACTTGGGATCCTTCAATGGCGTGGAAGGGATGGAACTGATACCTGTGGAACCCATCACCGAGCGACTAAGCGAACAAGCCTTGTTGCAGATTATGACCCAAGACGAACTTCGTGAGAAAGCAGGTCTGCAACCGCTTGAGAAACCTGCTGACGTGGTTGGACCTAACCCCCAACCCGACGAGCAACCGCAAGCCGTGGAAGCATTGCAGAGCAATGACAACATCAAGAAGTTGTCAGGCCGTGAGTACCAAAACCTGATGCGTATCGTGCGTCAGTATATGCAGGAGAAAATCACGCTGGAGATGGCCCGTACCATGTTGTCAGCCGGCTTCGGCCTATCTGCTCAAGAGATTGACACGATGCTCGGAGTGCAGTCCCAAGAGTTCAGCGAACCTCAATGGGGCCAAGATGACGATGAGGACTACGGATGGGGCGAAGAAGAGTTCAAGGTCTTGGAAGTGGTTGCAAGTAAGTTCGGATGTCATGCAGACGATTACCATGTTATGCACTCCAAGCCGATGCGGTTTGACTCCAACATAGACGAAAACATCCGCTTGGCCTTTGCCGAACTGGGCGAAGAAGAGAAAGAGTTGGACAAGAAGATTGAGGCTTACCGCAAGAAGAACCGGGAAGCCAGCGTTGAAGAAATGGCCAAGGAGTTCGGGGTCAGCAAAGCCAAGGTCGCCAAGCGAGTCGCTTACCTAATCACAAAGGACCGCTACCCAATCAGCAGGGCCGTGGACAAGATTGCCGAGCAGAACCTTCCCAAGAATGTCAAGGAAGTTGCCGAGCCTGTACTGGAGGTCCGCTACAAGTACGCATGGGCCACAGGGTTCAGCAACAAGGACAAAGGCTCCAGCCGTGAGTTCTGCAAGGTCATGCTTGACTTAGCCGGGCAGGGCAAGGTTTACACGAGGGAGGACATCGACGGGATTTCTGCGATAATGGGCTACTCCGTATGGAATCGCAGGGGCGGTTGGTATCACACACCGAGCGGAGTGAACAGGCCCCAATGTCGCCATGTATGGGAGCAGCAACTTGTAATTCGCAAAGGCAATAAAATCACAAAGGCATGAAGGCACTATTCATAAGCGAAGAAACTCTGCTCGACAATAGCATCATCAACGAGAACGTATCCTACACCCAAATCCGTCCAACGGTCATCAAGGTCCAAGAGATGCGGATTCAGCCCATCGTTGGCTCTCCGTTGTACGGGGAACTGGTTACGCAGGTCGTCAGCGGTT